TTGGTGATCTATCAGATGGTCGCCATCTGCATCCTGCATTGATCATTGTCTCTGCAATACTTGGACCGACATCACCTCTTCTTGCCCAAGTACTTGAATCTAGAACACCATATCTTATATATTCATTATGTTCTAAATTTAAAACTTGTGTTGCAAACACATCTGCTACAACTTTTTTTGTATATAGTTCTCTATAGATATATAAGTTATCATCAAAGTCTATAGCAAACCATAGTACACAAGCAGGTGAAGAATATCCCCAGTCACATGCTCTAAATCTATGCCAGTTTCTAGGTATATCAAAAGGTTCTATAACATGATTTACTTTGTTAAACTCAGGAAATGCTGCATCTTCATATGCACTCCAGTCACCTTCTAAAAATTGTTTTCTTTGCACTTCAGGCAAAGAGGCTAGCATAATATAATAATCCTCTGTTTGCATTAGATAAGGATTATCTTGTAACTTAGCTGGTATAAATCTTCTTGTTATTTTTTTTGTACCAACTGGTGTTTGTATTTCAATATCAAATCTTGTATTAGGAACTGCAGGGTCTACAAACATTTCTTTTACCCAACCTGATCCAACGTTTCCTGGATTACCAGTTGCTCTCATGAATACTGGTATTTCTGGATCTACTGATCTAAGAGATGATCTTAGAAAATTATAAATATCTGGATTGGGATATTGTGGTAGCTCATCGATTCCAATCCATGTGTAAGATTGACCTTGATATCTAAGTACATCAGTAGTATTTTCAGCGTATCCAAATTCTATTTTCGCCCCTGACGGAAATCTCCATTCTTTTTCTTGTTCTCTCCATTTAGCACCAGGGTATGCTTTAGGATATAATTGCTGTGAATGATTAATTAAATCTCTTAGTTCTGGCATTGATCGTCTTAGTAATAGACCTCTATGCTTTTGTTTATCACAATATCGTAGTGGATCAATAAGCATTGCATAAGATTTGCCACCGCCTCTTGCACCACCATAAAATACTTCTCGTTCTGATGCAGCTAAGAATTGTGTTTGTGGTCCACTGTTTGGTTCAAAGATTACTTCTTGTTCTTTAACTGCGTCTTTTACATTAGGTGGTATATTATCTAGTTCATCTTCAACTACTAGACCTTGTGTACCTTCTATTAATCCATCAGCTTTTTTAATAGCTTCTTTTTTATTCTTTAATTTTTTTTGTGCATTGTGATAATCATCTTTTGCTTTTTGTACTTGTCTTGCTATATCACTAATGCTAGCTTTAGCAGATCGTTTTGCTTTTGCTATAGTTTTCTTTTTAGGTTTAGGTGGTGGTATATCATTCACTTCTTGCCAGCACCTTTCTTAAACCTGGAGCAGAAATATATCTGCCTGTTTTTCTTTCCATCCATCCTGCAACTTCTCGATAGGAACAACTTTTAATATATTGTTTTGCTTGTTCTATAGCTTCAAGTTCTTGATGAATTGGCTCTAGTAACTTCTCATCTTGTTCACTTACTTTATAACCAAATGGAACAGTTCTTGATACTCTTTTCTTTAATCCTAATGTCATGCTTCTTTCGCTGGTAATACAAATATTCCATGGGCGACTTTAGCGTTAATATCTATTTTTTCTTTTTTAATTATTCCTACTCTATCTAGAACTTGCTTTGCTGCTTCCATTCTAATACTAGCACCAGGAATAGATCCATCATCGTCAATTGCATTGGCTATGCTTAATGCAGCTTTTGGTGAGTGTGCTGCTAATACCGTTTCGGCACGTTCTATGATCTGGTCTTTTAAACCTTGTACCACTTTCGGATATGAGGTGGGAGCATAGCCAGCAATTTCAGCAGCTGCTCTTGGTTCACCATTGGCTTCACCAAATAGAGCAGATAGAAATACCTTTTGCTTCTCAGTTAATTCTGTAGTTTCTTTTTTATCTAGAAGCATTTGCTAATTAAAATATATTTATTAAAATAACTATTGCAATAATTACAATTCCTGCAGCTTTAGCATAATCCACGATCTCCCATGTCTTATACCCCATAGCCCAGTCAACTATTGATTTTATTTTTTTCATATTTTCTCCTTTAACAGTTCCACGCTCTTAGCGATTTATTAATTCTTGAATTAGGATCTCTTGCTGTTTTAGCAGAGGTTAATTTCTTTTTCATGCCCTTCATTCTAGCACAGAAAGAAGCTCTTCTTTTATTACCTTTAACTTTACTTGGTGCTTTAAGGTTACGTTTTTTACCTGTCTTAGTCTTGCCTTTATTATAACTTGCACGTCCTTTAGCATTTAATCCACCCTTTGGATTCTTACCTTCTTTTCTAGTCCATGCAGGTGACTTAGCCATGACCTATGCCTTTTTAATTTTTTTCTTGTGTACTAAAGGTTTACTATTTTTAGTATGAGTTTTGCCTGTATGTAATTTACCATTAGGCATTTTGTGCGTAGCACCTTTCCATTCTTTTCCATCTTTTGTGTAATGCTTTACATTTTTCATTATGATATCTTTCTATACTGTCTTACTTTATTGGCAATTTTTTTAGGTTGTTTAGAAACTTGTTTACCTTTTGCTTTAGCTTTGCGTTTTGCTTTTGTAGTGGCAGCATATTCTGATGCTGATAATGCTTTAATGGCTTTTGCAGGCAAATAACGTTCACCAGTCACAGAAGATTTCTTCCCTGACTTAGTACGCCAGTTCTGTTTAGACCATGACTTTAAACTTTTTTGACTTTTTGCTAGTGCCATTATTTTTCTTTTTCTTTAATAATTTAAAGTCTACTTTTGAGATTTTACCATCTTTATTTTTATCTAATTTCTTTTGATTACCTTTAAGCATTACTTATATCCTCCACCTGCTTTTTTATAGGCTTTGGCTAATGCTTGTGCTTTACGAGCAGACCATTGCCCAGCTCCAGTACCATGAGATGCTTGAGCCTTAATTCTATTAAAAATTTTTTTTCTTTTACCAGGTTGTGTATAGTTACCTGCTTTATTTACTGTACTCTTCTTTGCCATTGTCTAACCTATTATAAAATTCATCTAACGCATTGTGTTCGCAGTTTGCACATTTACATGTGACACATTGACCATTGTTTCCACAATGACAGCTATGATCGCAGTTCCTGCAGTTCACTGGTTTTTTTTGTTTTTCTTCTGTTAATCCTATTCCGTTGTCTAGTTGCATGGGCGATTTGCTCCTTAGATTTTTTGTTTAACATATCTGCTAGTTCTGCAAAAGTCATTATAGATCCTTGTTAAGTAATAGCTCCTTGTTTAGTTTTTCTTTAACTTGTTCAAAATGAGGTTCCCAATCTTTATAAGATCCTGATTCATAGTCTCCAAATTCTATATTGTTAACCCATATTCTATTTTCTGAAGTTTTAAAACAATATACAGTTTCAATTTTATCTGTTAAGATTCCATGTTTACTATTTTCTACTTCTGTAAATTGATTATCTTCAATAACCCAATGAGATCCTGATACCTTAACACCTTTATAATTATAGATGTTAGTAGGTAAGAATTCCATCTTAGATTCTACAATACCACCTTTAGTATGTTCTCCTACTTGAATATTAATAATTGGCTTAGTAGTTCCGTCTAGCATTTGGACTAAAGTTTCAGCTATAAAGCATCCGCCTCGACCTCCGCCGCCGCCTCGACCTCCGCCGCCGCCTCGACCTCCACGACCACCGCCGCTACGTCCGCCTCTGCCACCTGGGCCTCGACTACCTGTATTGCTTTGTCCTTTACCAGTTCCTCTTCCAAATGATCTTCCAGCAGGAGTTCCACCTCTTTGCCCTCTAGGACCTGGAGACTTGCCTCCTGTACCAGTTGCTCTAGATGATCCACCTCTTCCAGCTTCTCTTTTAGCTGCTGCTGCTTTATCTGCTGCAGCTTTGTCTCTTGCAGCTTTAGCAGATTGGACTCTTGCCTGTTCTCTTCTATTAGCTGCTGCTTTATCAGCGGCTGCTTTTCTAGATTTAGCTTCACTTGCTGCTTTATCTGCTGCTGCTTTTCTATCTGCTGCTGCTTTAGCAGCTCTTTCTGCTGCTGCCTTGGCTGCTGCTGTTTTAGCTGCTGCTGCGGCTGCTTTAGCTTTTGCTACTGCTGCTCTAGCATTCTTTTGTTCCGCAGTCATAGCTACACCTGCAGATAATTCTGCTTCAGTTAATTTTGTTTTCTTGGCTGAACGTCTAAAACTTGGAGTACTGGCATCTTTACCACCACCTCTATTACGAACTCTACCACGGCTAGCTGCATCAGCTCCCATTTGAGGGCCACTTCTGCCGCCACCTCTACCTGAACCTGGACTTCCTGGTCCACGTCCGCCTGTTCTTCCTCGTTCTGCCATAGTCTTCTCCTTTTAATAACCCATGCCGCCCACTTTTTTAGTGGTTTTCATGGTTTTTTTAGATTTTTTGCTATTACCATTTACTTTTTTCATTGGTTTTTTTGTTTTCATTGTTCCGTACATAGCTGTTCTCCTTTTTTTTGCCGAATATCTGTGCATGGCGAGACTTTGACATGCTATAGAACTTGCCATTTAGCATTTCTTTGCCTATAGATCCCTGTATTTCTCTGATTGCCATGTAATTTTTCCTTATAAACCAGTAGTTTCCGTGAATGTCCATGGTTGTTTTAGTTATATATCTGTGTGACCCGTTGGTAACTACTGTATATCTATCTATTATACACACATATAGCAATTCTGTCAATCTATTTTTTTGATTTATTTAAATTTTTTATTTTATTATTGACAGAATCGCATTCAGGGTGTATAATGGTATTAGGGCCTACCCCCAGGGCCTTATATGTATTACCTAAATGCACTATTAGGGACTCCTATGTGGGTGTGGGACCCCTACAGGTACCATACTAATGTGGCCACCTAAGTGGTTACCATGCTTTTCTAGTAATTTTCCAGCAGTGGCGTATAGGATATATAGGGTACCCCCCTAGCCCCCTGCCTATCCCATTGATAAATTTACATAAAGTTATTTTTTTATGACTATAAGTTTTTTTTATGTACAGCTATGAATATTTTATAAAAGAAAACTATAAAAAATCTTTTATGGTTATAAATAAAAATAAAACTAGGGGTTATGTGATTGCGTATCTTATGGGGAATATGTAAACCACCTATGGCAACTATTAAAATATATATGGTGGTGTCTTTGGTGGGGTGGCGGTGAAAAATCTAGGCACAAAAAAACCCCCTACAAATTAATGAAGGGGGTTTATTGTTTTATTATTTAAAGTTTAACTTGCTTCAAATAATTTTGTGTATGGCTTAAATTCAACTACATGAACATCTGATATTTCTTTATCAACTTTCACATTACCATCTGAATCTAATTCATTGTTGGCGGTATCGTTTACATCAATTAACAATTCTATAAAGTTTTTAAGATTGTTTAATTCTTTGATAACTTCACCATCAAATTTATCAATGAAAGTTTCATAATTAAAACCATAAGAATTATCTTTTTTATCTTTTTTAATTAATTGCGTACCCTTGCAAATTGATAAATAAAAACTATCAACTGCACTAAATACAACCTCATTAAATAAAGGCTTTGCAACTGTTCCTTTGGTTTTCTTTACACCAGTTATTGATTCATCTGCAAAATTTACCAATTCACTAAGTGGCAACTTAACCATTTTATTTGGTGATTTTTTTAAGTCTTTGTGATCTGGTTTATAATCTGCAAGTGGGACAATAAAAGATTTTTCTTTAAATTGAATTTTACTTTCAACGCCTTTAATTATTTTTTCTTTATATACTGAAATTGCTCTCAATACATTATCCTCAAATAATTTATTGCGTTCTGCGGTGATAAATCCTAACTTGTCTTTGGCTTGTCCTTTATAACTTGCCAAATTCCAGCAGTAGTCCCTAACTTTTTCTGCATCAAAAATTTCTTTTTTGAATACATCATTTTTTTCATTCTGCATGGCTAACACTAAATTATTAATTGTTAGCGGTGAACTTGCATTATTAATATCTTTTAAATTATTGATTAATAATGTTTTTAAGTCTGCTTTAATTGTAGTCATATTTTTTATTTCCTTTATTAAAATTTTGATCTGCATAATTGCGAATCAATACCCATGATTATAATCATATAGACATCTAAGTCAATTTAATATAAGTCATTGATTTTATTGAATAAATCTAGGAATTAATTCCTCAAATTATCTAATGTTTTCAATACCATAATTTATTATATCACATCTATATATATCACTCTGATATATGTACCACTCAAAAATTTACCATTCCAAATTTAGATAAAATTTACAGCCGAACATGGAGTTGCCAATTTTTAATTGACTTGACTTATAAATATATGCGTAATAGAATATTTACATTATGAAAACAAAATTAAAAAATATTAAAGTTGGTAGTTATTTTGTATCATTAATGAATTTACTTTTTTTATTCATTTTTGTTGGCGTTCCTATCATACTACTATTTGATTAGTAATCATTTATTGACATAGATATTACTCTATGTTATCATAAGCTATTGATAACAAAGGAGTATTTACATGATAGAATTTCTTATCACTGGTGAGGCGATATGGTTAGTAGCTAATGCTATCCTATTACTCATTGAAAATTCACCTTTATAAACTTAACCAATAGGAGGGTTATATGACGACACCAAGAACAGAACCAAGAACGATCTGTACTACTTGTCATGGCAACATGAAAGTAAACGGAAAGACTTGTCCAACTTGTAATGGACAAGGTGATTGGGCTTATCCATCAACACTTATGCACCAACTTGATTTAGATTTTGTAGATCAGTTTAGAGAGGAGGGCAAGATATGATTAAGTTTATTTATTATGGTAGCCTTTGCTTATGTGCAATATGGATATCATCATGGGTATATTCGTTTCTATATTTAACTAATATGATATGAGATACGAGTATCACGATCAATGCCATTGCCGTAGATGTAAAGTCATGAGAAACTTTTACAACGACATGGTATTCTTTTCATTATGTTTATTAATTATAACAATAGGAGTAGGCTTATGCTATTATCTAGAATTAATATCTTAAAACAAAAACGAGATAAGTTGTTGATTCCAATACAAAAATGCAAAAGTAATTATATGCAAGAGGTATGGAAATACAAACGCAATCAGTTAAGTAATATGATTACACTTCTTGAGCATGAAAGGAAAGACTTCAATGCTTAGTTCTAATGTTGATGAGGGCATGATAAATGTTCTCATTGACATAGCTTTTATACTTCATCATCAGTTTGATAGTGAAGTACCATTTGAATTACAACCATTCAAAGATGAGCTAGAAGTACTACTTAACACATTAAACTTTACAATACATTAGGAGAAGCTATGAGTAATGTAATAGACTTAAATAAATATAGAGAAGATAAGATAGCCGAAAACTATAAGACACCAACGATTGGTGATCTTGTACTTAAAATTGTCAAGGCATCAGCTTTGAAGTCTTTGAAGAATGGTAAGATATCTCAAGAGGTATTTGACAGTAAATACAAAGACTTATAATATTCCATTAGGAATCGTAGCCCTAGTAAATTTACTCCTATCTAGGGCTATCGCAAT